GTGCAGGAGTAACGCCAACGACCGACGCACGCTGCGGACGGCCACCAATCCAACGAATGGTTGGGTTTGCGGCATTGAAGTTGCGCATCAGCGGGGTGTCGATGACCAAGGTGTCGAAACCGGCATCAACCTCAACAGCTACCGCACCCGTCGCACTTACCGCGGTAGAGGCGACAGTCTGAGAGATGGAGACATTGTAGGTGCCGGCAGCGCCGGTGCCAGTGCCAAAGGAGACAATCGTGGTGCCGGCTGCGATGCCAGTGCCCGTCAGCACCTGATTGATTGCCAGGGCGCCGCTGCCGACCGCGCTGACGGTCATGACAGTGCCGTCGATCTGAGCCGTAACCGAACCGAAGGAAGGAACGTTGTCTGCTGCCCAGTAGGCAACGCCGCCCTTAACCGTAACGCTCTGTGCCGAGATCTTGGTGCCAGCGACCAGGACGTTGTCGCTGTATGGCGTTTCGACCATACCCCAAGCCTTCATCCAGACGTTATATTTCGGGCCGGTCTTCGACGAGTTGAGACCGTAGGCGTGAGCACCCCGGACGATGTTACCACCACCGCGGATCTCGACGTTATCCATGCTGATATAGGAGCCGATCGCGCCGGTGATCTCGTTATCAGTGCAGCTCTCGGTGCCGAGGAAGTTGTAGAGCGGCATGGTCGCCACGCTGCCGGAATAGACCTGGTCGCCGTCACCAACCAAATGCTGAACCAGGTTCTCGTAGAAGCGAGCGTTGGTGCTGCCGCTGTCATCGCCGCCCTTGAAGTTGCCGACAAGGAAGCTCTTGCCGCGGACGTTGATGATTGCGCCGGACTTGGACGCACCAATACGACCGCACCAATTTGCAAGGCGGTTGGCGTTGAAGAAGACGCCCTTGATGAATACAGCCGACACGTTTGCGCCGGCGACATCGAGGCCATCCTTCCAGATCTGAGCCTCCATGGCTGCCATCGCCCTGAATTCGGTCAAGTAGTCGTCACCCTCGAGCGCAAAGACTGCGTTGTTCGGGATTGTCAGGCGACCGTTGTGTCGATAGCCACCAGCCGGCGCCCAGATCTTTCGACCGGAAGCGAACGCCGCATTCATCGGGGCGGTCAGATCGAGCGCAAAGGCCCGGTTAAGGACGTCGGCGATTTGGACGTCAGTGAACCAGTTGAAGATCGAGGTCCATGCCGGCGATCGAACAGTCTTACCTGTTGCATCATGGCCGAGCCCGTATGTTGAGTTGCCGATAGGGATGAGTTCGATTTCGCCGGCCATATTACGCCACCTTTCCTGATAGATTTTTGTAGGAGCCGTCAGCCTGCTTTGCGCGCAGGATCACATGGCTACCGTCTGCTTGTTTCCCGAGAAGGAAGATGTGCGCCATCGGGGCGCCCACGCCTGCGCTAAACGCAGGATTCCCTACAGAGATTGGATTTGTTATAGCGAGCGCGCGCATTAGGCCGTCCTGCCGGTAAGCTGAAAGGATCGATCCGGGAACCGCGTCAGCGAGAGAATCGCCAGACGCTTTTCGGACTTAAATCTGTTGTCGATTTCAACGACTGAGGCGCTGGAATCTGGGACAACCTGGATCTGCCCGTTCCCGCCCTGGTGCATTGTGCAGTAGAACGCATCCTCGAGGGACGCAGGCACAGTCACGAGGCAACCGGTCGCGCCCGTGAAGTCGAGCAGATACCCGGCGTCTCCATTGGTCAGCGTGTAAGTCGCGTCGGTGATCGTCTTGATCGGAAGAGGATCTGGATTGATAGCCTGCGTTGTGGACGCAAGACGATTGGGGTGAGCAGCCACTCGCGTTGTCTTATTGGCGATCGCCCGCGCCGAGCCGCCTGCCTGTCGAACAACCGTTGCGCCATCGTCAGCGACAATATTCGCGCTCATCACCGAGCCGATAGCGTCGGCGTGGACGTCAGTGATCGCGCCGCTAACGCCGTTGACGAAAGCGACCTTCCCGATATCGCCTGTAAAATTCGTGTAGCCGATTTTCGTAAGTCGCACGCGCGCCATAACTGGCCTCCAAATAGCAATAGGGGCAGGATATTTCCCGCCCCTATATGGTAAGTCAATATTGATTGACTGTCCAGATTAAATGTTCAGGATGCCCTTGAGGCGAGCAACCGAGTGAGTGGCCTTGAGGGCAGTGCCCGCATACCACTTGACACGGTAGCGGCTCGCATCCTTGTTCTGGATCGTGCCGATGTCTTCGAACTGGATACCAGCGGAAGGACCACCGAAGATGCCGTGGAAACCATCAGCTTCGTTCAGACGCAGAGCGTAGATCGAGGCAGTTTCGTTGGCAGTGCCCATGACTTCGTCGGCCGTCATGAAGTCGTTGATGATGACCGGAACGCCGTCGTAGGCCGGGACCGGCTTGCCGAAGTTCGGGATCTGGATCATGTCGCCGGTGTTACCACCGAAGGAGCGCATGATTGCGCGGATAGCACGCCAGGTGCCACGACGCATCATCAGGACGTCAGCGCCGAGCTTAACGGCATCGAGCAGCTCGTCGAGCATTTCGGCCGAAACAGCAGCACCGTTGGTGCCGGCAACCAGCGTCTGGGACGCAGGAGTCAGAACCTTGACGCCGTCGAAGGACTTCGCATTGACCGTGCTGTCGCCGTTGACGATGGTGCGCTTGAACTTGCGTCCGAGAGCCTTCGCCTTGGCTGCGAGCTGGATTGCGACCTGCGGGTTCAGGTTGGACTGAACAGCGGCAGTGAACTTGTCGATGTCGACGTCGCCAGCCAGAACCTTGAGCTTGGTCGTGACTTCGTCGAAGGTTGCAGCACCTTCTGGAACCGCGTCGTATGCGTCCAGGAAGTCGCCTTCGGAAAGCGTGCCTTCACGAACATACGTGAAAACCTTGTCGTTCACATGCTGGAACGGCATCAGCGCAAAAAGAGATTCGACATCGATGATCTCTTCGATCACACCGCGAGCTTTGTCCTCCTGGGACAGCTTAGCGGCTTCATCCATCAAAAGCGGCATTGTAATTTCTCCTCTACGTGGCCGTCGGAATAGTCAGTCAAGATTGATTGACCATAGTCTAACCCGACGGCCAGGCATTGTTCAAGAGAAAAAAGTAAATCAGTATTGATTTACTATGCCGAGTTGGTCTATACCGGATTATTTGGCTGCGTTCAGGCCTGCCAAGATACGTGCGGCACCGAACAGACCCTTGTCCTGGACGACCTCTTTACCCGCTTCGATCTTCTTCGAAGAGGAGTTTGCGCCCGGCTTGGACTTGTCGCGATAGAGGCTGTCCTTCTCGGGATCGGCATCGACGATGCGCTTGATCGCGTCTTCGAAGGGGACGGGGTTGCCGTCCGTGCCGACGATCTGGGTGCGTTCCTTGGCGCCGGCCGGCTTGTCGAAGCCGACGATCTTGCCATCGACCACGTCGAAGTGGCTCGAGTAGATGGCGCGGGCCTTGGTGCGCGGCAGGACCAGGTCTTCACCGATGAACTTCGATTCGGAGAACGAGCGGCCGATCGTCAGCTCATTGATGGTGCCGTCCTTTTCGGAAAGCTTGGTCGTCAGATCGGCGATCGTTTCCTGCAGGGTCTTGGTGGCCTTCTCATGCTCAGCGACCATCATTTCCTTGACGCGGGAAAAGTTGCCCTTGGCTTCTTCAGCCGTCAGTTCCGCGGTGCGCTTCTCGTCGAGGAGTGCGCGAACGGCGTCCGGATCAATGCCGTCGAAGCGAGCGAGGTTCGTTTCGAGTTCCTTGATCTTGTTCTTCTTCGCCATCACTTCGGCGAGAAGGCCCTTGTCCTTGTTGGTTTCGGCAGCGGCAGCGGCTGCGGCAGCTTCTTCAGCGGCCAGCTCTTCTGCGGTCTTGCCAGTCTTGTTCTTCGCGGCTTCGGCTTCAGCGGCTGCAGTGGCAGCGGCAGCTTCGGCGGCTGCGGCGGCTGCGGTCTCGGCAGCGAGTTCTTCAGCGGTTTTGGTGCCGCCTTCGTTCTCGGGAGCGAACGCGATGCGTGGTGCGCCCGGATACATTGGAAGGGCTGCGAATGCGCCAAAAGAGGAGGCGCGGGTCTGCTTCAGTGCTTCAGTCATTTTTCTCATCCTTGCCCAGTCTCTCGGGCGTTCGTTATCAAGGTGGCCGGTCACTTGGCCGTTCGGGTAGGCACGTTAATCAGGCCGTCAGTATCTCGACGGTTTCTTAGGCTGCTTTGGGCTTGGGTGCGGTCGAGCCCTGTTTGTTCGGAGAGGTCTTCGTCACCTGGCCCTGTCGCGAGGGACTGGCCGGAGACTTGGTGCCGCTGTCGAACGTGATTGGAGCGCCGGTAAGGTCTGTGCCTTCCAGCCACTTGTTGATGTCCTTCTCGATCAAGGTCTTGATATCGGCCTTGAGGCGCGGGAAGAGCTTCTTGACGAGGTTGCGGAGCTGCTCGCGGCGAACTTCAGGCGGTGCCATGACCAGCGCGAGCTGTTCGGCAACGGCGAGTTCGTCCATCAGACGCATGACGTCATAGGTATCGGGATACTTGACCAGCTTTTCGGCAGGCGACGAGACGCCGGCCCAGAGACAGATCAGTTCGACCAGTTCGTTCTCGACCTGCTCGCAGGACTGGCCCTTGGCCGTCAGCAGCGAGTTGACGCGTTCGAAGTCGTAGGCCTTGGCGACGCCAGACGAGTTGTCGATACCGACAGCGTTGTCTTCCTTGGTGCGTTCGCCGGCCAGACCGATCGTGTGGTAGATCTCGTTGATGATCTTGTTGATGACAGTCAGAATGACGCCAGCCTGCTTCGGATCGGGCGACAGATATTCAGGCTTGCCGGAGCCGAGGCCCGCGTCATAGGTGAAGATCCGCTTGGTGCCCATGTCGACGAGCTGGTTGTAGCCGTCGTCACCCGGCATCAGGTTCTGTGCCGGCATGGCGAGCTGCGAGAAGGTCTGATCCTGGATGATGGCATCCAAGTTCGACAGGTAGTTGGCAGCCGCGCGGTCGAGATAGGCGATATCGTCGATCAGACCAGGCGTGCGGTAGGGGTTGCCGGTGATGATGTGGTCGAGGAAGACGATCGGAACCTTGCCCAGGCCATGAACGCCCTGGTCGATCAGAACGATCTTAGTTGCGACCTGCTGCTTCTTGTTGCGGCCCTTGACGGTCGCACCGAGTTCTTCCTGCTCTTCGTAAAGGGTCCAGCTCTCGCGAGTCCACAAACGGACGCGGGTTGTCACCTCGCCGGTCGAGTTCAACGGATCGGCGTCGTCGCGGAAACGCTCGCGCACCTTAACCCACAAAAGCCCACCGTCGCCGTCTTCGTCATAGGCATAGTCGAGCAGATCGCTCGCATCGACCGCATAGGCGTAGATCTTGCGCTTGGCAGCCTTTGCTTCGGCGACCGAGATCGCGCCTTCGCGCACATTGGTGTCGACGACGAAGGCAACGCGACCTTTGACCGAAGATGAGGCTCCGCCGGAGCGCATCAACTGCTCGATCGGCAGGTTCTGAAGCGTGGATGACGCCCAGAAGTCCTTGACGACCTGGGGAGCAGCATCGGTGTTGCGGGTGATTTCGCCCTTGAACAGATACTTCTGGACGAGATCGACCACTTCGCGGGTGTGGTTGAAGCGATAGGCGCGATCGACGCGCTCTTTGAACTCGGTTTCACCTTCCTTGTGATACTTGAAGACGTTCTCGTGGAACCACTCGCGGCCACCCTCGTATGTCTTTTCGAGGAAATGCCAATGGCCGACAGACCGGTGGTAGTCCGGGTGCCGGCGATTGAAGAAGTTCCTAAGCAGCGTCTCGTCCATCATCAGTCCTTGGAGATTGTTCGACAATGGTAAATCAATATTGATTGACCGTCAACTTACAGAGAGACACCAAGAATGTTGATCTTGCGGACTGGATATTCGAACTCAGCGAAGTAGCCGAGCGCGTCGGCCGGGTGTTCGACGCCGGCCTTCTTGTCCACGTCGCGCGTCCCAGCCTTGTAGATCGTCTGCTCCATCGCGTCGATCGTGTGCATGACCTTGCGGTCGAAGTAGAGCTTGATCGTGCCCTCGGCATCCATCAGCAGTCGGTTGACCGAATTGACGCGGTCATCGACGGGCGGGTGCTTGCGCTTGAACTTGATCCGCTTGAAGCCGGCGTCGCGCAGGATCTCGAGCGAGGATTCGCCGCGGGCGTGCGTCCGGTTGTTGCCAGCCGGGTCCGGGTAGAAGGTGATCTGGTTCATCTGCCGGTGATAGCGGCGCCCGATCTCGTCGGCCGTCTCCTGGGTGTTCGAGCCCTGCAGGATCGCTTCATCGACAACCCAGATGTCGCCGTTCTTCTGCACCTGCATGATGACCGACGACATGGGATCGATGTTGAAATCCTGGCCGATGATGATCGGCAGGTTCGGATTGAACGGATAGTCGCCGACGTGCAGGCGCCGGTCGAACGGGTAGTAGACGCGACCGCTCATCGACTCGAAGCTTGCCTCGAACTCCTGACGGAAGCTCTTCGGATCCATTTCACGCCGGGCCGTCTCGATTTCCGAACGCGGAATGAACGGCGACATGATCGTCGGGAACTGCCAGCTCTTCCAGTGATTGATGACAATCTTGCCCTTGTCATCCTTGTAGGTGTCGCCCCTCTGGCCGAGCACATACATGTCGTAGAGCCAGTTAAAGGCCTTCGGGGTGCCGATGAAGATCACCTGCCCGCCCGTAGATGCGAGCGTCGGACGAAGAACCGTCTTCCAGGTCTCCTCCTTCATGTCCTGGGCTTCGTCGAGCACCAGAAAGTTGATGCCGACGCCGCGGAGCGTATCGGGATTGTCGGCGCCCTTCAGCTCGATGCGCGAGCCGTTGATCAGCCGGATGGTCATCCGGGTTTCGTTGATGCCGTTCCAGACGATCAGGCTCTTCGGGATCGAACGCTTCAGGTCTTCCCAAAGGATCTGCCGGGCCATCTGATAGGTCGGCGCCACATACCAGCAGAGCTGGTTCTTGCGGCTGACGGCAGCCTTGATCAACGCGATCTTGGAGATCTGCGTCTTGCCCCAGCGTCGGCCGGCGACGATGACCTTGAAGCGGCGCTTGTCCCTGATGACGATCTTCTGACCGCGGTGCGCCTTGAGAACAACAGGAGCGCTCAAGTCGGGATCTCCACGGCATTGATTTCAGCCAGGATCGCGTCCGGGTCTTCGCTCTCGTCGATGAGGCCGTTGTCCTTGTGGTGCGCCAGGATGTCGTCGTCGGTCAGATCCTCGAAGTGGATCTCCGGCAGATCGTCTTCGTCGATCAGGTCATTGGCGCGCAGGATATCGAGCCTGGTGAGGGCGTTCTCGACCAGGATCTTCTGGAAACGGTGAACGGCTTTTAGATCCTCGTCGGTGGACGCCATTGAGGCCGAGGCCTTCAGCGCGTCGGCGACGATCTTCTTTGCAAGCATGTCTGCCTGCTTCAGGGCCTTGTAGCCGGATGTGCGGGTTTCCTCGATCCACTCGGCGCGCTTGTCGTTGTAGCGTTCCGCCTGGGCGACCTGCTGGGCTGCGACTTGCGTCGTTGCTGCCTTCACCCCAGCCGAGACCGCGGCCTGCACCTCAGCCTTACGTGAGCCGTATTCTACGCCATCTGCTTTGAACCGACGCCACAGCGCTTGCCGGGAGACATCGTATTTCTCGCCGAGCTCCGACAGACGCATCTTGCCGAGCTCATAAAGCTCCTTGGCTTCGACATAGTCGGAGTCCGTGAGGCGCTTGTTCTTGTCGGCATTTTCTTCAGCCGGAGTGGTCGTTTCTTCTGTCATTACCGGAACCAGTCAATCAATGTTTACTTATCGTAGCATGCGCATCTCTTTCCGGTCCATCTCCCTTCATAGTAAGTTATATTTAATATAACTATTAGTATTAAATACTATGAAGGGCGACGGCTCCGGAAACGTCAGCGGAACCAGTGGTAGAGAGCTGCATTAGGTTTGATCAGAACACACATTCCGGCTCGCTCCTTAGTAATCCAGCTCCGGTCTTCAAAAAGCTTGATGATCTTCCGGAGCGAACCGTAGGCACATTCGTAAGAAAGACTGCTGTGGACCTCGGAAACACTTAGAAACCGGCCTTCATCGGTCGCCTTCAGAATGACTTCCGCGATTTCACGGTGCTTTTCACCTCTGCGAATCTTGCTCATGGCGTCCACTTCAGCGGTTCGGACGTCCCCTGACAGTCGAAGGCCAGGAGAGGAAGGCGAGCCGGCACTGTTCCGGGCGTATCCACGGCCTTCCAGACGCCATACATCGGCGACGCCAGACTGACCTGCTGAATGCCCTTGACCAGGTCACGCACGGACATCGCTGCGACCTTGGCTTGAGCCTTCTCGCGCGCCGCACCCGTGTTCTCGTTCGACGAGTTGCGCAGATAG